TTCAAGGCGGATTTCATATGCGTTTTTATTCATTTTGTTTTGTGTGTTTGTGTTAGGCTGTAATGCTGCAGCGTGCAATCATTACAGTTTATATATAAAGAAAAAAATACCTCCGGAATTACGCTTATGTTAGAGGCGCCGGAGGGAGAAATAATTTATTCGTGGGTTTTCCAGCCCTTGTATGCCTGTTCAAAATGAACGGCTGTTTTAACAATATAAGACCTGGAAAACCCTGGCTCGCCGTTGTCCCTTGCAGCCACATCATAAAAATAATCGGCCATGCCACCAAGAAATTCTTTAAATTCATCGGGGTCTAAATCAGTAACTGCTTTAATTGCCTTTTTAGCTAATGGGAAACCTACTTTATATGCTTCTTCGAGTTCAACATCTTCACCAAGAGACTTGAGTTTTTCTTTAGCGTTAGCTATTGCAACACGATGAAATTCTTTTGCTTTTGAATCAGTAGCTTTGTTAAGAAGATTTGTATGATTTGAAATAATACTTCTAAGGTTTGCTGGATCATTTGCTTTAACAGCTTCTTCAAGTTCAACATCTTCTTCAAGAGAAACGTCTTCCTTAAGCTTGACAAGTTTGTCAAGTACAAAATCTTTGCTGCCCATCTTGCGTTGGTTGAAAGCAATCTTTGTGATTGGCAGGTCCTTTGCTTTAAAGCTGATGCTGTGTTGACCCACATCGACAACAACGCCAAAGTTGGTCTTATCACCCTTCTTAAGTGCTTTAACAGCTGCTGCAATATCTTCTACGCCTTCTTCAATGGAAACATCTTCAATGGAAACATCTTCTTTAACTCCAATTCGAGAAGCCAATTCTTTCTTGATATTTGCCAACTTATCTGCAGTATCTTTTGCAACCGATACTGGTAAAATTCTATTATTCTTTTTCCATTTGTCAATAGTTGTAGTATACCATTCTTTCGAAGCTTGCAATTGTTTAACGGTCGCATCACCGAGTGCTATCTTGGGATTGTCATGCAAACCCAAACCAAACGCTTCTTCAAGAGTTACATCTTCTTTATTATTTTGGTCGGCTAGAAATTCTGATGCAATTGCATACAGCGGGTCCTGGTTGTAATGGAATGGTTTCATAATTGTTTGTTTATCTTTATTTATATGCTTTACACTCTCACACACTAATCATCAGATAAATCATATATGCGCCCAGACAAATCTATGGACTTATCACGCACAACTACTCGTTGCAGTGTATTGTTATATGCAAGCAGCAATGCGATCGCGAGCGGATCAAAAACAGCAATAATAACAGCAATAAACCAGGTTACAATGCTATCGAGAGGAACATTGAAATGTCCAGCAATAAACTTAAAGGTGCCAATGTCCTTTGCTGAAGCTATTTGTGTTTTTAATTCCTGTATTTGGGTATCTGCGGCGAATTTTTTATCCTGTAAACTTTGAATTCTAGTTGTAAGACCAGTTATTTCATTTGCGGTTCTTTCAATGTCTGCATAGATCGGTTTTGCGCTTGCGGTGGACATTTTTGGTAAACGCTCTTCCTGAGAACGACGGGCAACATTTAGCGTGTCTATTCGATCTTTGATTTGTTTTAACTCAGAGTCTAATGACACTTTTTGCTGTTCTATTGCTCCTATTTGAAAATCCACCGTTGCAAATTTTGCGGAGTTACTTGAATACGCCGCTGACAAATAGCCAAAAATTCCCAGAGACGTTACGCACATTAGAACCGCCACAGCAATCAACAAATAGGTCTTTAAGAAAAAGCTTGTAGCAGACCAATAATGGTGGAGATAGGTTGTTGCAACAAGCTTGCCAAGCTCGAGCGAACTTGCCATTACGAGCACCGCGACATAACTGCCACTAAACAGTGTTGCTATTCCAAGTACTGAAAACCAGGCGGAACAGCCCGCGACAAGTAAGCTACTAATAAAACATAGGATCTTTAAAATCATCTATGTTCTATTTATAAAATGGTAGGGACGGTGGGAGTTGAACCCACTATCTAAGGTTTATGAGACCCCCGCATTAACCGTTCTGCTACATCCCTGTTTGAGGTTGTTAAAATAAATTAACTATAGGGACCTCAGACTCCTGTAAGCGGCACCACCCAGTGCCAAATTTATAAATTATTGCATATATTGAATAAAAACTAGCAACCAAATAGCCGCATTAATCCCTATAAAAATACCAAGTGTTTCTTTCATATTAAATATTTGTTTGTATTAGTGTAGTGTTTAAATTGTCGGATACGCATCGGCAGCTGCATCGAGGACAAACTCAGCGATGCTATAGTCATCAAAATTGCCGTATTTCCTGTCTGCAGCCTTCGCCTCGTAGGCAGCAAGAGCATCTTTGGCAGCAGCCCTGGTGCGGTATGCGCCTATTACTTGACCGCCTTCATAATCAGTGAGGCCTTCGAGGATAAAGATTGAGTATTCGTGAATCATAATATAGTGTTGTTAGTAGTTTGGTTTAGACAATTTCAATATTTGCGCGGGCGGAATCGGATTCCGCCCGAGACTGGATTAAGGCGATAGGTGTAGCCAGCAGCATTCGTAATGTCGATGGTGACGCGGTTAACCTTATCAATTGTGTATACCGTCTCAAGCCGATTATAGCAGCGGCGGCCGTCATGATGTTCAGTAATAACTTTGACTTGTTGGCCAACTTTGTATTTGTCGCTTAGGTTTAGTTTGACAGGTTGTGGCTTCTTGATTAGTTTCATAATGTAGTGGTTTGGCTTACATAATCATTATATCATAAATCGCGGCAAATGTACACAACTATTTTCACGTGGGTGAAAATAGTCCCCGGACGTATACCCGGTATAGAAAATTTGTGAATCATGATTTTTTGTGGTTTCGTTATAGAATTATTTGATTTGTCCAGCCTTAATCCAGTTTCTCGCCGCAGCAATCAATTTGGGATGAGCGGCGCCCAATACAGTTTCCCATGGGTCGCCTATAAGAGGTTTTAATCCAGTCTCCTTAAGGAAAGCATATCGCTTAGGTCGTCCGACTTTCAATAGGTTTGGGTTGAGAATAAAAAGTTTCATGCTTTCCGCAAAAACTTCAAATGCATCAGACTCATAAGGACCTACGGCCTTTTCGCCTTTGACAGCTTTCTTAATATGCTTTGAAGGTTTTTTAAGCATATCATCAACATAATGTCCGCATTCATGAGCAATAACGCCTGCGCCTGTCAAGTCAGCTTTATATCCAGTATATGACCAGCAAAACCCAGGCGTGCGCACGGGAGTCAAAACAATTTTTTCATTAACGGAAATTGTCCCGCTGCCCCAATCATAAAATCCATAATATGAAGTCGCCGCAGCATTCACAATATGAGGAATTGGGAGTTTATTACGTTTACAAAAGGCGGAAACAATGTCTCGCCCGTACTTTAGGTTTTCAGGCTTTTTCTGGCCTGGGTGTGGATATTTCATAATACTTATAGAATTATTTGAATCAATGTCCGGAATAACTTACTGGTGCCGGTAATTGATACGTTTGTCAGTATTGATGATGGTGTTCATATCCTGCACCGACCAGTCGGCTGGAATGGTGTTGCGAAGGCGGGTATCTACTTCTTTTTCGTGGGGGCGGAGAGAGCAATGTTTGACAGCATCAAGGCTGCGGATAGCAGCTTGACGAAATCGTTCGATTGTTTTGTTTATATTCATAATATAGTGGTGGTTTACTTATAGAATTATTTGAATCAATGTCCGGAATAACTTACTGGTGCGGCCGATTCAACCTGCACGCACCAAGCCTTCTTGGCAGACTTCTTTTGAGAATCGGTCCAAGGCTTAGGACCAAAGGCGTCCTCCCAAGCGGCCTTTTCGGTCGCGCCATCGCCCAGGTTACATAGTCCGCTAATACCGCTTTCTGATTTGATGATGTATTTCATAATGTAGTAGTTTGGCTTACATAATCATTATATCATAAATCTCGGAGAATGTACACAACTATTTTCACGGGGGTGAAAATAGTCCCCGGACGTATACCCGGTATAGAAAATTGCTGACTTTACAATACTGAGCTTATTTTGTGTGTTTTGCGTCTTTTCCCTTATTTTTATTTTCGATACGGTTTCTATTTTGTATCTTTTTTCCACGCTTTTCTAGACGTTCGAGCACTTCATGAGCATCCATCCAAATATCCTTGTCTTCAAGCATAGCCTGTATTTCTGTTTCTGACAAAAAGTCGGAATACATGTCTTTAAACAATTTTGCACTCCAGTTGCGTTCATGAACCATGCCGTGATACATTTCCCCACCTTTGCCAGCGGTTCCCGCGCTATAATTATGAAACATAAACATACTGTGATCAGTAATCATATATTCATCCGCTAATAAGAAGATGAGAGTTGCTGCACTCATACACGCTCCTTCAACACTAACAATAATATGCGATTCGGTTTCAGCTAGTGCTTGCATAAACTGAATCGTAGTAAACAGGTTACCGCCCGGGCAATTTATGTGAATCTTTATAATATCATTTGGTCGACTATTACGTATGTCATGAAACCATTGTATATAGTTGCTGGCATCTCCAATCTCGTCACACAAATAATACTCCTTTATGGAACCATATTCGCTAGTAAAACAATCAGCTACTCCGCCCGTCAATAAATCCAAGAATCCCTTGTTTTGTATGTTTGTATGTTTATGCATGGCCAAATAATTTTTTTGTGTTATATTCATTTATAATATCTAAAAGTTCTAACGTCCAACGATCTCGTTTTTCAACAAAAACTAGTGGCTCCTGAGAATTTTCTACGCTCATAATAATGACATTTTGGGGGACGGGAATATTGGTTCTTTCCTCAAACATAATAGCATACGCCGCGGTTTGAATAAAATAATTGCTAATATCCTTCGCCTGTTTAACTCTTGAGCTTGTCTTAAAATCGACAATACTTAGTTTACCATCAAACTCAGCAACAAGGTCAACTCGTCCAGCAACACCGAGGTGGTCAGAATAGAGTGGCTGTTCTTGCAAAATTACTTTACCAATACGTGAGTCGAGTACTGGCTGTATTGCCCTAAACATCGCCTTTACATGCGGCATTTCTCCTTCCGCAAAATATTCTTCGGCATTGTCTATATACTTCTCAACCGCAGTGTGCAGCGCCGATCCCCGAGTACTAGCATGTCGCCCTATTCTGTTTGCTTCGGCGTCACCAACTCTGGCTCTCCATTCCTGAAGTGCGCCCTTGTCACGAGCTCCAAGCACTGTAGTAATACTAGGATATTTTTTCCCATGTGGTGTCTCGTATGTTCTTCCAGAGGCTGTAGTACAATCTTCTAGATTTGAATATCCCAGTGACACCGGGTAATGTTTAAACGTGCGTCGCATTATAGTTTATCCCAATCAACAAAAAGTTTTTGCTGTATTTCCTTATTTTTACGGCTGTCATCAAAGCGATTCTTTTTATACTTTTTAGTATTTGACGTATCGCTGTTATCATTATAATAACTGTGTTGCGTTTTTTTATCTTTATTTTTTCTGCTTCGTCCCATATCTCAACGGGTTTGTATTGTGGTGTTTCTCCCACTTGCTTTTTTTACTTTATTCAATACGTCGTTCCAACCGCTGCCAGCTCGTTGAAGAATTGTTTTGTTGCCGTCATACGATATACCCGGGGCTGAAACAACGCGTCTTACATTTCCAATCAAATTACAGTGTGGACACTCTTCATCTAACGGTTGGTCTCTAGAATCCATGGGCAGGCGCGCTTCCCATTGGCACTCACAAGACACACAATTATATGCGTATGTCATATTATTATATTCCTAAATTAGTAAATGCCGCGGCTACGACCGCGGGTGTAACATAACTATATTTTTTATGAAGGCTCTTGTCTTTCATTGCAATCAAAATTTCGGCATCAGACGCATGCACATTTTCAAGCAATAAAATAAACAGTTTCTCCTTTTTGATTTTATTTACAGCGGCGTTTTGTACTAACAATTTCGGGAGAACCTGTAGCTGTTTTCTCATCGACGACCAAAGTATTCCAGCCGGAAGAAGACTTGGTGTAAATGGAGGAGCTCCAGCCGGAAGATCAAACACGATATTAGAGCAAAACGCGCCCTGTAGTATTGTCTTTAATTCATATGACTCATTTTCCTGAAGTATAGTTATACGATCAGCTATCGTTTTAGTTTTTTGAATTTGTTCAAAAATTTCAAATGGATGTTTTTTAACTTTGTTTGCTTTCATAGTATATGATTTATTTATGCGTAAAAAATTCTTCTGCACACGAAACAAGCATATTACATCTTTTAGAGATAAGATAATTTAATATTTTTGAATTTCCCACATTGGGTGAATTTGCAAATTGCGTCAAGATTGCAGCCTTTATTTCAGGCGGTGTCTTGCTGAGATCAATTACAGTGCTGTTGCGAACATAATTGCGGTATACATTTTCAGGCAAAACCGACTCTAGCTGGCCAGACGCCGCTGCGAGAAGCCAAGATTTTATTTTGGCCGAGCTTAGCGGGGTTTGACGAGCGCCTTCAACAAATACATTGTCTGCTGACAACACATTTGGAATGCCATCGCCGCCATCGCCGCGAAAAATGTGTTCATACAAATATTGAGAAGGATTGCTGTTTGATAAAATCTTTTTTGTCATTGGGCTGTATTGAGTGACGTTATCATACTTTTGTAGCTGAATAAAATCTTTATCAGCACTAATAATCATTACTGGTTCGTGTTGGCCAAATTCTTGAGTAGACTCTACGAGTGTGCCAATAACATCATCTGCTTCTGCACCCCCTATCATCACTACTGGATAAGGCAAACATTCAGTTATTTCATCTCGTACAGTGTTTATAATACCAAAGATTTCTTTCCAGTCGAGATTTGAAGCTTCACGATTTTTTTTCCGTGCTGCTTTATACTGTGGGTAATATTGTTTGCGCCAGCTGCCGCCATCACACGCAAGTATTAGACGACCGTATGTATCTCGATATTTAAGATTATACATTCGTAAAGAGTTTAAAATCATATGACGCATAAAGTCTTCAGTAATTTTGCCAGGGCGAGATTGGGAAAATACTGCAGAGATTGCAATTCCGGAATAGTCAATAATAATCATATGTATAGAGTTGTTTTAGCTTGAAATATATTATACTATATTTTTATTAATTTGTACACTACTTTTTCCACAAGTTTTTAACATGTGCTGAGTGTATTTTAACTCCGATAAATTCGTTGTAAAAATCATCGGTTAGCAGCACATCATTATCAAATTGTTCCTTTGCTTCCATATATGACAGCTCACCTTTAGATTTGCATAGGTGTAATATTCGACGAATAAAATCGGGCTGACGTAATTGCACGAGAGTCTTTACTGTTTCGCTGCTGCCATAATACGTCTCCCAATCAGAATGTACCCATTTTTTTCTTTTACGGGTTTTGCCCTTTAGCGGGGGCAGTTTTCGTAGACTCGTTAATATTTTTTTACCAATATATTTTTTGCCATTTAGACTATCGGTTATTTCATAAACAAATCCAATATAACCCTCATCGATTTTTTCTTGGGCAAGTTCTTTAGAAAACTCAATATCATTGCATAACCATGTCATATTCTATATATTACAGCTCGTGATCACATGAATCATCTTCACTGCCATAAATTCGATGTATGCCACAAAACGGACAATACTCTGGATACAATTCCTCGCGCTCCAGGTCTTCGAAATCTTCATTGTCATCGCAATAATATTTGTCGGTCTCGTCGTCCCATGATATTTCATACACATATTTGCATTTTGGGCATCTGTTAGTTTCAATCATAATTTATGCTTCACAGGTTGAACATGTCATAATGCTGCGCGCCAACTCCTGAGCGGGATTAGCACTCCGTTGATAATACAATCCTTTCACTCCGCTTTCCCAGGCAAAAATCATTAATTCATTTACTTCTTTTGGTTTTGCTTTTGGTGCAATCATTAAATTTAGACTTTGTCCTTGATCTATATAGCGTTGTCTTTGAGCGGCTTGTATAACAATTTCCTTTTGAGGAATTTCTCCAAAGGTTTTAAACACTGCTTTCTCTTCGTCTGACAAGGTTTTCATGTGTTGAACGCTGCCGCCATGAATAAGAATATCGCGCCATGTTTCAGTGTTGTCCAAGGCTTTGCTCTTTAACAACTTTGTTAGGTATGGATTCTTGTATGTAAATTTGCCCTTTGCAAGATCTTTAACAAAGTAGTTGCTGTTGAGTGGTTCAATACTTGGACTTACTTGGCCAAGGATAAATGAACTGCTAGTAGTTGGTGCAACAGCAATTGTTGTAGCATTGCGCCGCGCATACCCTTTGAGCAATTCAGGTTCACCATAAATCTGTGCAAGTTGCGCCGTGGCACTGTCACATTTTTCACGCAGTGTTTTAAAGATGTCAATGTTTTCCATCTTCGCCTGCATACTCTCAAATGCTAGGCTCTTGCTTTGCAGATAACTGTGCCATCCAAGAACGCCTACTCCCAATGCACGCTGATTGATTGCAAAACGACGAGGTGCATCCATGTGTGCCATTCCTTCAGTCTTGTCAATAAATTCTGTCATAACACTGTCGAGAAAATATACCAATGTTTCAATAGCATCGGTATCCTTCAGGTCATCCCAACGCTCAAGGTTAATTGATGACAGGTTGCAAACAAAGCTTTCGTCTTTACATGTACTGAGGTAAATTTCATTGCAAAGGTTACTGGCATAAATGAGTTTGCCTTTGTCCTTGTATACTTGAGGCGCACCATTGTTTGCAGTATCACTAAAGAATAAGTATGGATAGCCGCTCTCAAAGCGCTTTTTAATTACCAATCCCCAAATCTTACGCGCGTCTTTATCGCCATCAATCATCTTGCGCATCCAGGCATCACTAACAGTAACACCAATACTCATGTCTTGAATGGTATGGCCTTCACCTTTAATCTTTAGAAATTCTTCAACATCGGGATGATCAATTGGCAAGTAGGCTGCAAAGCTGCCGCGACGCACATTGCCTTGTGACACCACACTCATCAGCTTGTCATACAGCTCCATAAAGTGTACCGCGCCGGTGCTTGTTCCGCCAGTGCTAATAGGAGTACCGCGGCCGCGCAATGCGCCAAAGTATGCACTTGTGCCACCGCCATTCTTTGTCATCATGGAGATTTCAGCAATTTTATAACCAGCAATCTCTTCAAGAGTATCACTAATGTATGTTCCAAAACAACTTATTGGCAAACCACGCACGCGTCCGCTGTTGCTCCAAATAGGACTGCTTAGTGAATAGTATCCTTTGTGTAGATAGCTTTCAAATTTGTCCGCAAAGCCAGGCAGCTGCAGTCGTTTTTCAGCAGCCTCCGCAATATCGCGCATGCGGCTTTCTGCTGTTTCGCCGTTTTCTTCAAGGACATACCCTCTGCTCAGGAACTTTCGGCTGTCTTTGTTTAGCCAGTAAATATCTTCTGTAATCATAATATAAAGTTATCTATATCAGAACAAATCGTCCTCACCAAAGCTTTGATTCTTCTTGCTGTATTCAACGGGGCGCGATGCAAAAAAGTCTGTCATGTTGTTGCCATGCAGCTGTTCATCAAACCACATTGTTTCAGCAATCAGCGCTTCATCAATTTCAAATGGTTTGCGGAATCCAATTTGTGACATGCTTTCATTAATACGATTCTTGATAAACTCTTTAAGAATCGGCGCGCTTAGACCAGTCTCATTGATACCGTTAATCATCCAATCAACAATCTTACTTTCTGCCTTGTATGCTTCAAGAGAAGCCGCAACAATACGCTCTTCCAATTCGTCATCAAACATTTCTGGCAATTCCTGCCGCATGGTATTGATGATTTTAATGCCAACAAGCGCATGGATGTTTTCTTCGTTGCGCGTATACTTAACTTGTTGGTCGGCATGCGTCAACACATTTTCAAAAGTCTTAAACCAATTAATAACATAAAACTGACTAAACAGACTAACATTCTCAACAAACAACGTAAAGAGCGTTAACGCATACAGATATTGTTTGTTGCTGTCCTTATAGAAGCGGTGCGTATACTTTTTAAGATATTTGACACGGCCCTGAATCCATTCCAATTTAAGATTCTCTTCAAACACATCTTCCATATCCAATACACTAATCAGACGTTCGTAGGCATTGTTGTGAATCACTTCAGTGTTGGCCATAACAAAGCCCAGGTCTTGCAATGACGGGTGCGG